GATGGTCTCCAGAATGTTGGTGACCTTTTTGGACAGGCCGGAGGTGACATATTCCTCGATGTTCTCCAAGATGCGCTGCTTGATCTCGCCCTCGTCCTTATCCCAACCGAAGCACAGACTGATACAGTAAACGGTCTGTTTTCAGGCCGGATTAAGTTTGAAGGTCTAAAACTTGCGGTAGGCTCTACTCTCCAGCGCATTTGCCCTATCGACTTGCAGCGCGAAGAAAAGCTGACCGGCGAAAAGATTTATCTTGCCTGATTTTATCAACGCTATGACAAACCCCGCTCACCAAAGCCATAAGGTGAGCGGGGTTTACCATTATACGACTGTTTCGGTTTCGCAGGACTCGCACCCGCTTTCAGCCACTATGCAAACCGATATACCTCCACAGGGAGGTATGAACGCTATCGTCGCGTCTGTACGTCGGGCTTTTACCGAGGCTTGCGGCGCTGTCCAGAACGGTTTGTATGAAATCCAGAGAGGTAATAACCTCACTTTCGCAAGTTTACTTGTGTTCCGTCCTGTGTGATTAGGTATGCCTATCGCAAGAGATAAACAGGCTGGTGCTCTTTCGCGGCGTGTACTTAGCCACCCGAAAGCGCCGTATCGGCTTTGTAACTTTGTTAGCAAACTGGTGTTTTGCTCTCGGCTCACTAAGTCCGTGTGAGTGCTTATCCAGTAGCACTCTCCCTCTCATTATGGGCTGTTCGGCGTTGCTCTCCGTCGTGTCGCAGTTGCTATCGGTCTGTAATCCGGCTGATTCCCTCGTAAGGTTACAGCGGGGAGCGACCCCGGTTGCGGCGTGCCTGCAAGCACCCGCTGAACTCTGCAAAACCGTTGCAGCGGCTCCGCATACGTTCGGAAACAGATTGCTCGTCTTTCCGAGCTGCCAGAATATTATCGTCCTCGTTGGAGGCGTTGTGCTCCCTCTGCCTCATGCAGCTTCAGGAGCAGATCACCTTGCACGTTGTCCACCATGCAAGGCTTGCCATTGCCCTTGGCTAAAAAGGTTCCATACGTTACCCGTCCGGCTTCATGCAGCCATCCGGGCATGTTTGCGGTGTCTGTTGCCCGCAGGCACCGCACTCCATTCTCAATTTTTTAGCGTGAATGTTATTACTCCGTCACCCTCATGCAGGCTTTGGAGCATATCGGCGTGCCGCGCAAAAGACACGCCGAAAGAATAGAAAGGATAATCAATGCCTTCGTTCCGCGAAAGGCGTTTTGCTCCTCTGCCCTCATGCAGACTTTGGAGCAGGTCAGCGGCAGGTCTCCCCACCGCTTTAAGTAGGTATTTGGGGTTAAACAGAAAGGCTTGTCACCCGTCAGCCCTCACGCAGGCTTTCGGGCGTGTACCCGCCTTTCGGCGGGTTGAAAGCGGAGGAACGAAACTCCGTGATTCCGCCCTTTCGGGCTTTTATCACAATATCATTATACCACCATTCTTTGTAGCATTGTGTAGTCCGTTTTCCACAGCTTTATGCACAGCCTGTGCGTATATGTTCTACTGCCCGCAACGCCCGTGCGTGCATTTTTCCGCGAACGTGCACTTCGTTGTAATTCATTCTCTCGGCGGTCTCTCTCCACGACCGCCCATTGACATAGCGCTCGATCAGCAGCGCCCGCAGCGCAGCATCCTGCACCTTAGCCGTGGTGCTGATGATCTCCGCCTTAATCAGCGCAAGCCGTTCCTGCTCTCTCTGTATCTTCTCGGACAGGGCAAGATACGCATCCGCCTTGTTTGCGCTCACGTCACCGCCGCCGCCCGGCGTGTCCTTGATCGTCGCCGTTGCGCTTGTCGCCCGCGTCCACGCCCTTACTCGTGCCTCCTCCAAAGCGGCAATGCTCTTTTCCAGATCAATGCCGCGCCTGAGCCAATCCTTAGTAGTCGTTGGCCTCTACCTCCTCGGTTCGGTTGTGTGTAAATCTTCTGCGTCGTCGTATCTTTGCCGCTCTGCGTGTACAGTCCGCACCGGGCTCACAGCCGCGCATCCTGCCCGTGTCCGCCATGTAATGACACGCCCACAACTTAGGCCCACGACTGGTACCAAGTACCCGCCAGTAAGCGCATCCGACGCATTCGCTTTTCTTTCTCATGCCAGTGCTATTCCATTCTCCCGCAGTTCTTCAATCAGATCGTCAATATTGACATATCCCTTGCCTATGCTGTCCGAGAGGTAATTCACCTCATCCCAAACACGCCTGAGCCGGATATACCCAAACCCTTCCTTGTCTCGCAGCGCTGTAAACAAAATCGCCCACGCAGAAGTAATTGCAATATCCATTGCTTCCTTTTTAGCCTTGTTCACATCAGCCAGCGTTGCAGGTTTCCGTCTCGGGTTGACCTTCTTTTTCTTCGCCATTCCCGTACCTCCACGTTTCATACCTTCGCATCTCGTCCAGATACTGCCGCATCTCCGTGCTGTACCGTTTCATTTGTCCAACCGCTCCAACATATCCAAATACTTCTGTGCCATCGCCGCCACCTGTATAGCCTCGCAAGCCGCCGCTTCGGCGTACTGCTCAACCAGTGCCACATGCTGCGCCGTCGGGATACCGTCACGGATACGGTGCCAGAGCTGCTCCATTGCCATTTCGATACTATCGCATTCTTCTCGCAGTTCCTCGGCTTCCTCCTGCATTACCGCCCAACCCTCGTGCTCCGAATGGAACTGCGGGAACCGCTTATTTGCGCTTTCCAGTTCCTTTTCCACAAGCAGTTTTACATCTTCACTTACTACGTTCATCGTTTTCCTCCCTCAAACACAAATCATCGGCGGGTGCGGAATCTCCGTATCTACCGGTCTCCACAGGTGCAGGCAGTACGGATGGTTATTGATATACTCCGACTTAGGCGGGTGGAACTGCATAACGCGCTCGTCCTCACCGAAAAACATATCCTTAATCGCGCACATCTCGTCCCATGTCGGGCAGCACTTGCGCTGTGCAGAGCCGGGCGAGACGCTAACGTGCTCCCAGCCCATTCCATTGCTTGCGATCACCCGGAACGACTTGCCGGCGACATACACCTCGAGAACACCGTTTCCGCTGTCGGCGGTGCAGCCGTAAAACTCGCGTTCTCTGTCTTTCAGCCGGAACTTGTCCAGTTTATGCAGGTCAATCATACAGGTTCACTCCCTCAATCTCCGCACGGATTTCCAACGTATACAGATAGTCAGACATGTGCTCACGCTGTGCTTTTAGCAGCTCGATAGGGCATTTCAGCGTAAAATCAAGCGTGCCCGCCGCGTGCTTAACAAGTAGCCGATTCAGCTTTTCATAGCGTTCCTTCGTCTCGTGGTACTCGCGCTTCATGCGCTCCTGCCATGTGTTTGTATCGGGGTCAGGCTCGTTTGGTTCACTTCCCAGTTTCGTTTTTTCTCCATGTGTTTTCATTAGATGCAAAGCATCGGCGCAAATCATACCGAACACGCATCTATCCTCGTCGTTATCAAAGTCACGCGGTACCATCTTGCGCGACATCAATTCCGCGCATTCAATCGCTCTATTAATCGTCATTTTTTATTCTCCTCATCGCTTTTGCCGTCCATGGTTCAAATGCCGTGATTTTATCGAGTAATCCGTGCGGATTCCCGTCAAAACAAATAGCTCGGTCGTCAACATACACAATCGCAGGCGGTTTTTCCTTCATTACATCGTCAACAACAATGTCGTGCTTGGCCAGATATTCCTTTACGGCCATAATGCCGTCTGGTGTATCGCAGCGGGTCGATACAACAACTACCCGGTACAATTTCCGAATGTCGTTAATTGCCTCTCGGATTCCCTGCACCGGTGGGTCGGGAATAACCGTTTTCCCCTTCCAACCGGAAGTATAACTGTGAATAACGCCGTCAAAATCAAATACAACAGTTGGTGTCATTTTTCTGTTCCTCCATAGTGTTCAACAATGTACTGGTTCGCCGTTGCCTGCGGCGCGGTTTTCCATGCATTATAATCTGGTATGCCATTAGACAGCAGCATTATTGCAAGCATGCAAGGAAAGACGAATAGCGCTGCAAATATAGGTTCATAGGTAAACGCAATTACCATAAAGATAATTGCTATAACAGCAAACGCCACTCCGCAAACGACCGCAAGCATCGTCATCTCGGTCTGCTGCTTGCAAACCTCCTGCACCAGTGTTTCCGGTGTAACGCCCATCTGAGCGGCGATTTCAGCAATGGTCATTGCGGTAGTCCTCAATCACATCAATACCGTATGCAATAGCGCACTCGTTCTCGATTTTGCAGCCGCGGTACTTATCCCAGTCCTTTGCAAAATAAGCGACGTCAGCCGTAGACAGCAGTTCCAGCGACTTAGCCAGATACCAAAGCGGACGTGCGTCATGTGGCGCGTTCTGGAAAAACGAATCAATCACTTCCACTGGCTCACCGAGTTCATGCTCTGCGGATTCGATAGCCTTTGCGCGGACTGCGAGAATTTCTTCGTCCGTCTTGTCCTTCATAGGCTGAGAAATAAATAACTTTTTCATTCTTCTACCTCCATCTCCGTAATCAGCCGGTTCAGATACCATCGCGGCTTCTTTCTGAACTTCATTCCGTTACTCCCTCACATTCCGCCCCGCAAGCCGCATAGCCTGCAAGATCAATCCAATTATCAGCCTTTCCGCCGCCGCGCGCAATACATGCAATCTTGAGCAGCGCCATCATCATAGCAACGTCGTTCGCGTCGATATACACACCGCCCGCCTCATCCACGCACGCGCGACTGAGATATGCAGTCCAAAATTCCGCAATCGTCTCAAAGTTGTCCTCCGGTGTGCCGTAGTCCGTCTCGCGCTGTCCGCATACGCACTTCTCCGCCGCGTGCAGGATGTCCGCACGGGTCAGCTTTCGCTTTGCGTCCTCTCTGTTTCCCTCGGCTGCCTTGGCAGTGATTGGTCTATCCTTAATCACCGTAGCATCCAGCAAGCGCGCAACCTCTTCTGGATTCTCAGCCGCATATCCTGCGCAGCTTTTCGTGCCTATCTTGCCGTGCAGCGCGCACTGAAAGCAATACTGGTTGATTTCGCAACATTCATTGAGCAGCGATTCAATATTGCCGTATAATCTGCCGTTTTTCTTGAATATCATCGTTTTCCTTCGCCTCCATCATTTCAGGTTATTTTTTGAAGCAGAAGTAATCCTCACTTTGTCCGATTAAGACATTCGTTCACATAATCGGCGGCGGACATGATTTCAAACTTCTCTGTGTCGGTAACGATGAAAAGTTCACCGTTGCCATCACGAATTTCGTGTTTCTCACCGTTTGATAATTCAATATCAATCAGCCGCATATGTTTCGGAAGTGTGGCTTTGACAAATTCCGCTTCGTCGTTGTGTTCGCCGAGCTTCCAGCGATAAAACATCGTTTTACCGCGCAAAATCTCGTTCAGAAATTTTACATAATGCTCAACACGCACGCTGATGCATTCACCGTTTTCCCCAACGAACCGCATGAAAAGCGCGTTTGGGATGTAAACAGGTTCGAAATCTTCTAATCTCATGCTTATTCACCTCCGTCCATCTTGGCACCGCATACAGGGCAGTAATTCCAGTTGTTCAGGCGATACTCACTCTCTGTCAGTGCGCAGCCGCGGTTGGTGCACCTGACAGCTGCGGCACCACTTGGAAACGTATATCTCCCGGAATCATCCCACCGCCCATGCACCACCGAGGCCACGTCGGCATTGCGATTCACTTCAAATTCTTCGTTCAGCCACTGCCGTACATAATCCAACTTATACGAGCTGAATCCGATGTTCATTTCACCGTTTTCCCAGTACATAATGCTGTAATACGGCTTGTCCTCACTGTTATTCACGATGATTTGCGCAAAACAAGTTTTAATCTTTTCGTGGTCAGCCATTTTCGCACCCCTTTCCCAAATGAGTTGCACTTTTCTGCTTCTCAAAGTAAAACTCAATCGGCTTTTCATTCTCGATCACATTCCCGTAAACTACGCCAACCTTATAGATGTAATTTTCGCGCAGCTTTCTCGGAATTTCCGCGATGTAGCGCCGGAATGTTTCCAGCGTATTGGCTCGCTTGTAATGATTGCACATTCGACAGGACGGCATGAGATTCGAAATATCATCTGTCCCCGCATCTTCAATTCCCCATGCCCTCAGTGGGAGAAAATGATCTACTTGCATATCTTTGTATGCAATCTCTCTGCCGCAATAAGCACAGTGCCCGTCGTATTTGCGGTATACTTCTTCGCGGATTTTCTTACTTATCGCCATCGTTTTTCTCCTCCGGCAACTCCGGCATCGGCATCCAATGGGTTACTTCGCAATCTACCGGACAGTTGTAAACATCGTCCGGCGTGAAGCATCTGCTTTCCCACCAGCACTCCGGAATGATGTAATCGTCACGCTCTTCGTCATAACGGCCATACTCACAGATATCGTTCCAGCTCCAATCGCTGTCTCCTACGAACAATGTCCCGTCTTCATGGATTGCTGTTGCAATAAATCGCCTGCCATTTCTATTGCAGACAATCATCACTTCGGTTTCGGGTTTTGGCAGGCGTTCGGTTATCGGAATCCAGCGTATCACTGGGGCAACATCGGCGGCTGGCACGCTCGCAAGAGCCTGTTTTGCTTTATCCCAATCAAAGCCTTGCTCCGCAAGAGCTAAGTTCGCCGCTTCACGGTCAATGTATTCAGCCATTCCTAACCCTCCCAAATCTCAATAAAACTATCGTACATGGTGTTTCCCTCCTATCTCGTCGCAATAACCTTGACTGCACACTCTCCGCGTTCTGCTACATACCACGCGCAGCGCTCATTCACACAACCACTGTAAAAGCGATTTCCCGCGTCCGGCATAAGGAACGGACAATAAACCTCCAGGTCTTCTTCCTTCTGAGCGTCGCTCTTCCAATCATCAATAACCTTATTCCACATCGTTTTCCTCCCATTCCTCGCTTCTCCGATAAATTTCCTCTGCATAATCGTCCAATTCACAGCCGCCGCAAATTCCAGTTTCCGCCAAATAGAACGGACTCTGATCAAACATACAGAAATATATCGTTCTTCCGGAATTATCTTCAAGCGACTTCATATAGTCGCAACCGCTGCAATCATGCGTCATTCTGTTTCTCCCATTCCTCCACATAGCACCAACTCTGGGGCGGGCGGCGAAGCGGTAAAGCCCCATTGTTGCAGATACCGTTGTTGTTGCTGTACATGGCACAGGCCTCACAGTATAGGTCATTAGGACAAGGCCGCCGGAACTCCGTCAACTCCCGCGGCTGGTCATAAATGCGCAGACTGACGATATGCCAGCCGTAGCCGGTTCCCTTTAGGTAGTTCACAATTTCTTCCCGTTTCAGGCAGGCTTGCTTTTCTACGTCATCCGGTGCATGGTTGAGGGGCGCAAGCTCATAAATCCGGTCACAGGTGAACTCGCCAATGACCTTGCCGTTTCCTTTATTTGCACCTTCGGGGTTCTCTAAGTAAGCAGACACCGCCATAAGCGAGTATTTTTCTCTTGTTGAAGCGTCCAGAACCCATAGTGCATCATGCCCAGCCATTTCCACTGTGCAGTAGATGTAGCACTTAAACGGCGTTTCCAGTTTCGGCTTGGTCTTTCTGACTTCAATGGTCTTTTCACCGCTGGCAATCTTCTCACACCACTTCGGGCGAATGCTTAACATCACAGATTTCATTCCGTTCCTCCCATTCCTCGCACGTCTCATCTTCCAACCGGAAATCCGCCCAATGCTCGCTGTCACCGTTGCAGCACGCACTACAGAACGGCTCGTACCACTTGCAGGTCTTACAGATTTTCATGCGTTTCCTCCCCATTGTTCAGCCATAGCCTTTGCGATGCCTGGGAACGTCTTGCTTCTCATTTTTGCCCTTTTTTCAGCGGGCAATCCGATTGTTGATATATGCCAGTAGCTATCCGTTCCCTTCCCGTTTTTGTAACTGATGACATTCGGTTTTACGATGTTCGTAGGGCATAGAGGCTCAATTCCTTTCAGCCATAAACATGTTGCTTTCCGCTCCGGGTCGCCAAACATATACGGATGCACAATCTGCGTTGGTTTCTTGTAGTGTGTGGACATATACCCGATAGGGTTTTCTACTGCGATTTTCTCAATGGGCGCGTTGGCGAAGGCTATAAAAAACGCTGCCGCATCTTCTCTCGCCGCAATCCGCTTTCGCGCCTTATCGCCATACTTAACGACATCAAACCAACGGTTCCCCGTAACAGTTAAATAAGTACAAGGCGGATGCGCAATCAGCAAATCCCACTTGCCTACCTCGTGTTCCTTACCGTCCATGGTAATTATCACCCCCCCTGCTACCGCAGCGAATGCGTCGCCGAGGATATGCCACTCAGGATGACCGCCGGACGGCTCCTGAATATCGCAGGAGTAGGCTTCGTGTCCTTTTTCGCGGAACGCCTTGCAAACCGTCTGTGATTCCTCACAGGCTACTAAGACCTTCATTCTTCGTCCCTCCCAATAATCTCGATCTCCACCCGCGGATTTTTTGAATCTACATAAAAGTGGTCTTCAAACCCCGCGATGTTTTTCCAACCGTCATTCTTGAGATACCGCGCCTTAACAAGCGCATCCTGAATAACCTTGCGCCCGAACGCGCAAATATTATCCTTATCCCTCCGCCGGTCTTTCTCGTACCAGCGATAAATCATGTACACCGGCTCCTCAAATTCCACGTTTCCGAGCTGTCTTGCCGCGTGCATCACAACGGTTTCGCACTGCTTTTTCAGCCGCGCCCCCTCCTGCCGGTGCCGTCTCTCCGCCTCGATCAGCTCATTCAGTCCCGGCAGAGGGCCTTTGATTACAAATTTCATCTTCTGCTCGCTTTCACTCGTGCCGCCCACTCACTTTCCCAGTAACTGGCGGCGGGCGCACCGTTAAACATCGGCGCATCCGTTTTGGTTTTCTTCGGCTTGTCTCCGATTCTGTCCCAAATGATACCCTTCCAACCTTGCGACATACTCAGCCGGATAACCTCGGCTACTGCCTGTTCTCCGTGCTGCTTTACGCGGTTCTCAATCATCGTGAGAAGGTTTCTGAGACCAGTTGGCTCGTATGCATCCCTGCGCTCCTTCTTGTATCTAATCCAATCTTGAACCGCCGAACATACCGGCTCCGAGAATCGTTCTGTTAGGTCGAGTTTCTTATCGGCTTCTTGGGCTTTGGGCTTCGGTTTAGGCTTCGGCGTACATTTTGCCGGTGTCGGAATTTCATCCGGCGTGCTCTGGTACGCATCGTACTTGCTAACGGTAATCACAGTGTAGTGCCGATTGGTTTCCACCGTGATTTCGCCGGTCTTTTTCAGCTTTCCGAGCGCCGTCCGTACCTGCTGCACAGACAGCCCGCTTTCCGCCGAGAGCGCCGCATAGCTTGTTGCAAACGCACCACGCGGTATTTCTATACCCTGCCACTCGCAAGTCTTGTAATTAGCTCTCAACAGGACGTGCAGCCATAGCTTGCAGGTGGGGAGGTCTTTGTACCACCCCCACTCTGTAAGTGCACGGTGCAGCTTAATGTGCCCGTTCATTCCCCATCACCTCAGAACGGAACGTCCGAATCTTCCTCCGGCATATCCGCAAAATCGCTGTTCTCCTTCGGCTTGCCCTCGTTCTTGCCGCCACAGAAGTCGATGCTTTCGCACTGCACCTCCCACGAGCGGCGCTTATTGCCGTTCTTGTCCTGCCAGTCGCGGCTTTCCAAACGGCCGGAAACAATGCACATATCGCCCTTGTGGAACCATGTGCTTGCGTGCTCTGCCAGCTTGCCCCACAACACGATAGAGCAAAAGTCGCTCTGATATTCCCCGTTGTTATTCTTTCGGCTGCGTTGTACTGCAATCGTACCGCTTGCTACAGCCGTATTAGACTGCGTGTGTCGCAATTCCAAATTATCTGTTAATCTTCCTTGTAAAACGATCTTGTTAAGCACTTGTATTCCTCCGTTTGTTGCATTTTTTCAATCCATTATGCAATTTCGCATGTTCTGATTGGGTCAGAACCACGATATTTTCTGGATTGTTGTTTGTCTTATTGCCGTCAATGTGATGTACAATGTCCGAAGATGTCAGCTTTCTTCCGTATTTCTGTTCAGCTACAAGCCTATGTTCCAGCACAAACCCGTGTTTATCTGCTAAGTGGTTGTCTGGTCGATATACAAGAATATACCCGCTTGAGTGTTTCTTTCTTCCTCCGGACCAGTGATAATTTTTATCTCCAGCCATTGCTTCTCTCTCCGTTTATTCGTACCGGTACTCGATAATAACCTTGGCTGTTCTTGTGCTGCTTTAAGACAATCTCTCTAATTCCGGTTTTTCTGCTATGCTTGTCGCTATACTTGTAACGCGATTTCACATTTCCTTGGTTGCTTACCCAATACATTCCGTCAGTGCCGGGTATTTCTCTCCATTCTTCCAACTTCCCACTCCTCTTTCAATTCATTTAACAGGTCAGGCGACGCGGTTTCCACTCCAGCATTTTTGCAATCCTGAATGCAGTTGTCAATCAGCTGGGACATTTGTCGCTTGTCAAAATCGCTCGAACCATAATAGGCAAGCACTGTTGTACATCCGCTGATTTTCGATGTTCTGGTTTCAATAAACCTTCCGGTATGGTTACTCGTCCACTTTTGACCGAAACTCGCTACTGCCCGTGTCTGCATACACAGCACTTCGTAGTTTCCAATATCTTTGATATGCCGTCTGTAAATACACTCCGGCACTTCCCCCATGGCTTTAGAGAGTTCTCCGCAGAGCTTCCAGTACATTGCGTTTGCGTCAAGGCTTCGTTTGTCGTACTTCTTCTTCACCTCGGCGATATAGGTCTTGCCCTCTTTCATCTGTTCGCACTCCGCCCGCGCCATAGGCGCGTTCTTGATGTGCAGACACAGCTAGTTGCCAAGATCGTTATGCACTACCTGTGCACGGTCAAACTCATGCGTCATTCTGCACCGCCTTGTGCTGTTCTGCCTTGATCGCGTTCCACTTCGGTTCAAGCTCCAAAATCGCAGCATTCATCTTTACAATGTCGTTTTCGTCCTTCTGGTACTGCTCACGCCACAGCTTCGACGACGCATCTGCATCTTTACCGCTGATATCGTAAAGCAACTGCTTTACTTTTTTCGCTTTAATCTGAACCGCTGTCTGCTTATCATTGCGTTCCACAGGCTTTGACTGCGGCGCAATCTCCGCATCCGGGTCATCCATCTTTGTTGTAATTTCTTCCATTTCCTCGGTCGGAATGCAGAACACTTGAACGCAGGCATACTTGAACGCAATGCTCATAGCCTTGTTGGTTGCCTTGTCGCCGCTGTCCATGCCCTCGCCGATTACAACGCACTGTACATTGCTACCATCCTTGGCATAGAACGTATACCGCACCGTGCAGACCGAGTAAATCAGATTGCCGCCTCGGTTCGTCTGCCGCTCCTCGCGCTTCTGGTCGATGATCTCCGGCACAACAAATAATCCGTGCTGCACCATAACCGGCTGCAAAGCGTTCATCACATCGTCAACGCCGCGATACTTGAAGCCCTGCTGTGCGTTTTTCTTTTCTTTGCCGATTACGCCAATATCGGACATAACGCCGATAATCGCCTGATAGATTTCCGCCATATCACTTCACCTGCAAATTCATGTTTTCTACCAGCTCCGCGCCCGGTACGGCCTCACCGGATTTCAGCAGCTTGCCGATTGCCGTCTTGTCCGGCTTGCGGTCGATAACCACCTTGCATAGGTAGTCCGGAACCATTACGTCGCTCGTAATGTTCACCTGCATACTCTTGCGGAACGACAGCGCAGCCTTCGACGTGCTGATCTTGTCTTTGCCTACAGCAAGCATACTGTCCGCAAGGTGCTGCTTCATGTACTCCATACGCTTCTTGGTCGCATCCTCTCGCGCCTTGAGATTGTCCCGCTCGTTCTTGAGCGCCTTAACCTCCGCGTCAAGGTTCTTGATGGTGACGGCATACGCTTCGGCCTTGTCCTCAAACGCCGCGTCCAGACCGTCTACAGCCTCAAAACCGCTGACCTCGCCGGTCTCCTCGTCGATAACGATGTTTGCCATTGCGCTTTCAAATTCGCGCGTCAGTTCATACAGATTCATTCTTCTTCCTCCTCGTAGTCCTGCACAGCAATTCGCAGATCAAGCAAAAAGTTCTTAATTTCGCTGCTGAACAGGTGTTTATAATCTTCCAGATACAAGCCAATAGCGGTTTCGGCTTCCCGCATATCCCGCAACCTGTTCATCCGCCCCTGTTCTTTCCTCTCCGTCGGTTCAAGCACCCGCTCGGGGCAGCCGGTGATAGTATCACGCATTGCGCAGCGCCTCCAATACTTCTTCGACGCTTACGCGCTCCGGTAAACCGCCCTGCCACTTATACCAACTGTCGTCTCCGGAGATTGTCGTGTAATGAGCTTTTACGCCGTCAGGCTTTCCACCCTTCATTTTGAAAATCCATACTCTGGAAGTGCAATCCAAACTGGATACATTCACCTCTACGCCGCTCTCCGGTTCTTTTTCGAGAACCAAATCCATCAGCTTGCGAAACAGCTTCTTGTCTTTTGCCATTGCGATTTCCTCCGTTCGGTGCTATAATCACCGTGTAATGTTTTTGCATGCCGCTGATTGGGTATCCTACCACCCGTCAGCGGCTTTTCTCATGCCTGTTCCGGGATTTCCAGTTTTCCGGTGCTCGGTGCAAAGCACTGCGGGAATGTGTTGCCGCAGCCGTCCGACCAAAACAGGAACATCCAGCCCATCCGGTTTACCGTCCAGTGCTTGAACCCCTGCTTCTCAACGTATTCCTGCTGTGCTTTCAGCGATTCGCGGGAGCAAATATCGTCCGGCTGAAAATCCAAACCGCCCTTGCGTCGCGGTGCAAACCGCATCACCCGCTCGGTATCAAACGCCGAGCCGTTGATTTTTACAATCATTCAATCTCCTCCCACTCAAACGCGCCCTTGCCGCTGTTTCTCCACTGACCGATGCCGCGCAGCGCTCCGTAGTCCAGCCACTCTCGAACCGCTTTCTCGTGGTTCTCGTCCAGCAGCAGAACTGTAAGTTCGCAGGTCGTACCCGCCGGTACTTCCTCGCTGCTCGACAAGGCTACCCGCTCGCCCTGTGCCGTCTGCGCACGAAGCGGACGCTGGCAGATGGTAATGTCCTTGCCCTCCGGCAGTTCCAGCACAATCTTGCGCGGCTGCACAAAGATCAGTCCGTCAATGACCTTCTTGTACGCCGTCAGCTTGCCGGATTCGTTTACGGCCTTTTTCTTTTTTCCGGTTTCGGGGTCCTTGCCCGTCAGACGCGCCAGCATGGAGCAGGCGTCTTTGAAAAACCCCTTTACCTGATAGTCGTACAGGAACGGCTTGCCGTCCTCGTCACGGGGGAATACCGTTGTGCCGCGCTCAACCACCGCGTCAGAACCGAGTGCCGCGACTTCCTCGGGCAGCGTTGCCGCATCCGGCGACTTACCGCCGATAAAGCGGGTGTAGATTTCCTCGTCTGCCGGACTGGTGCCCAGCAGGCTTTCGGTGAATGTCAGCTTAATATTCAGCTTCTTCATGTTTTTTTGCCCTCCTGTTTTTTCTGTTTGTCATTGTGTTGCTTCGCCATTCCCTCGCAGAACTTTGCTCCGTATCGCCATGCCATTGCTTTGCCTTGGCAGTTCTCTGCTTTGCTCAGTTGCTCTATGCTCTGCCTTCGCAGTGCGGTGCGACGCCTTGCCATTCAGTTGCAATGTGTCACGCTGCAATGCTGTCTTTGCTGTCGCCTCGCATGCCCGTGCTGTGGTGCCTTGCTTTTGTCATGTTTGGCATATCTCAGCTTAGCCACTGCTCTGTTCTTCGTTGTGAGGCCGTGCTATGCCCTCGCTACGCATTGCTTTGCTGTGCTGTGCTGTGCCTTTGCTCTGTTCTTCTCAGCCTTACAGTGCTATGCCCTCGCTACGCTCAGCGATGCTATGCCTTTCCGTTGCAACGCTGATCTTCTTCGCGCTCTCGCGCATCCGCAGGCCGTACTTAGCAGCGTTCATTGCCTTGCCGATAACCCGGCGCTGCATGTCTTTGACTTTCAGCGTTTTCCTTCTTGCTTCCGTCATATCCTGTTTTCTCCCCTCAGCGATATCTCTGCCGGTGCTCATAGGCCGCAAGCAGTACGCTTGCCCTTGCGGCTACAAATCCGACCGCCAGCAGCGCCAGCATGATAACCGCACCGCTGAACAGGTCAATGCGGCCATTCTCAGTCATGCCACCAGAGAGCAGGACACCGAGAAAACACATTCCTGCAAGCCAGCCACAGCGTTTGTAGGTCATTGGTTTCAATCCCCTTTCACGGTTTCTTGTAACCCTCGAACGTAGTGAGAGGGTTATTCTTTTCTTTCTTTCTTAGAAAGTTAAATTAATATATATTCGACCGTAGGGAGAATATATATATACTTCTTTTCTTTCTTTGTTACTTTCTTTCTTACGCCTCGGTGTGTTGATGGTTTGTTATTGGCGTGTTATCGGTTTGTTGATTGTGTGTTATCTGTGTGTTGATGGTCTGTTGTTGGAGTGTTACGCAGACGCTTCCGCCTGCACCAATCGGTTAGCCACATCGGCCACATGATAGCGACCGCCAGTTAAACGTGGAACACCATCTAAATACCTCTGCACGGTACGATAACTAACGCCAAACCAGTCTTTTAACTGTTTTGTGGTAATATATTCGCACCCTGCGAACGTGCGTAAACGGCCTTCAACCGTGCGCCTGCGGTTGCTTAATTCCGTTGCTGTCATTCGTTCACCCCCCTCCGCTTTCTGTGTGTTATTAGTGTGTTGATAGTTTGTTATTAGTCTGTTGCTTAGTGTGTTGATGGTGTGTTATCTCTCATCATCCTCGTTGCCGCAACGCAGCATCGCACACACAATAAGCAGCGCCATTTCAACGCCCAGTGTTGCTAGCACTCCGGCAACAAAAGGTGGAATATACATCGGTGTTCACCTCCACTTATGCGCTGGTATCCGTATGTTCGATACCTAGGATGGAATCAACCGAACACCCGCATAGTGCGGCAATTTTCTCCAACTCGTGGCAAGAGATAAATGAACTGGAAATGTATCTAACGCCCAGTGGAATAGCTGCCTGCAATGAGCGCTCGTTTTCCATGATCCTCTGATGGAATTGTTCAGCTTTGTCGTTCACCTTTCTCACCTCCGCTTATGCGCTCTCGTTGTCATTCTCCACGCCGAATGCCCCGTTGGTAATTTCATCGTCCGTGGCAAACAGGTAAGTGAACGGCTTCTTGAAATAGCGGCACAGTAGCTTGCATTCTTTCGGCGTAAACCGTCCGCTTTTCATTTTGGATTCATAGGCATTTCTGCTGATACCTAAGATATTACCCATATCATCAGATGTCAGACCGTGAAACGCTTTCATGCCCATCAAATTCGGATACATATTTGCACCTCCCTTCTCATTTGTTGGCGCTCCGCCAACCTGTGATTACAGTTTATCAGCAATACGCCAACTTGTCAAGGGATTTTTCAAAAAATGTTGACAGAACGCCAACTTAGTGTTATGCTGTACTCATAGGAGGTGAGCACATGGAATTCTACGAAGAACTGAAAGCTGCTCGCATTAAGGCCGGTTTAACCCAGCAGCAAATAGCCGACGAAATAGGCATTACAAAGAGTACCTATTGTGGATACGAAACTGCAAAGCGAAACCCTGACCCGCAGAGAATCAAACAGCTTGCAAAGGTTCTTCACATCTCTGCCGATACCTTGTTAGATACCGGCATAGAAAAAGAAAAAGCCCCCGCCTCGACCGAAGCCGAAACGAGGGAAATCACAAGAGAGATGTCTATTGAGTTGTTAAAGGCTCTCGGATTGCTCGACCAGTCCGGCAACCTTTCCGACGATGATCTCGCGTTTCTTGCGCACATCGTCGGATTGCTCGAATGGCGTTTCGGCGATCATTCGTAGCGCATTGTATATGCGCAGCGGGTTTGTGCATGAATTGAGCATTGCGGTAAAACGGTCGATGTTGTCCATGATGTTTGGTTCCTGCCTTTCCTGTTGTATACTCCTATGATATTACCTTAAAATGGAAATATCAATAAGAACCGTTCGCCTTTATCTGACATATAGTATAGCGAACATTTGTTCGATTTTCAAGAGGACGCGAACAGCCTTGTTGAAAAGTCCAATAAACAGGACTTATTGCTTCTCTGGAGAGATTCCAGCCTCGCGCAGTTTCTTCGTCAAGAACTGCGCGAGGGCTTTCGAAAGGTCACTAAAACCGGATGCATCAAAGCCGACAAAGTATCCGTTGTTTTCGGCATTGGTCAAAGCTGTTTCAGCAAGGCGGATAGCCTTGCCTCGCTGGTGCTTGGTAAGCGGCAACGTGTTGATATAGTGATATAGGGCTTCAACGCTCTTGATCGTCGTTTCATCGCGTTTGACGCAAAGTCCGTTTCCGTATTCCATCGGTGATTAGCTCCTTTCGCCCAGCAGTTTTGAAATGAAATACTGCTGACCCTTGCCGGTTACTTTCGGCGTTTTGTTTACGCTGATATGGCCGTCTGCATGGGTGACGCTGGTTTCCTTGACCTCAAACAAGCCTAACTCCATGCTTCGCTGTGTCGGCATATTGTAATCGGTGCCCTGACGGCGTACAAGATAGCCGTTCTCACGCATCCACGCAAACAGGCGCTTGCCGCCCATGTCAACGCCGTTCTGCTTGATGATCTTTGCAAGATCGAAAATTAGAATAGAAGTCTTGGCCGTGGCTACGCTGTCCGCGAAAAGAACCTTGGGTGCGTCTTGCTCGATCTTCTCCGAAAGCGTGTGGATTCGCTTGTTGGCAATCTACAAGGCGCGTGCCATTACCTTTTCCGGGCTGTTCCAGTCGCGTTCAAGCTGTAAGAAATACTGGCGTGCCTGCTTGCCCTTGTCGTTGCGCTGGAGCATGCAAAGCTCCTTTGCCATATCAATAGTAATAGCAGCGTCGTCTACAGTACGTCGTACTTCACGGTTTCCCTCGTATTGAAGGCGGTCAAATTTGACCGGGTTGAAATCACGCCCTTGCTCAAAACCGTATTCACACATACGAGGAAACCAATGGCGAAAATCTGCGCCGACTTCGAGAAAGTCGTGCAGCTCGCGGGCGGATACGGTTGGTTGTTCGTTGTCGTAGTTTACAGTAATGATTTCGTTCATGTATATACCTCACTTTCCGTAATGGGAAAGGAGCGGCGGGAGCATCCCCCGCCATGCGTTACTCCAATGCTATCCCCGTTTCGGGAAAAGCTGCTTTGCTGTAGCTACGGGTATAGTTTAACCAGCGTAACACAAAATGTAAATTGACAAAATAACGAGGGCAAAAAGCAGAAAAACGTAATTTGCAAACTTTTTCAGAAAAACATTGTTTTTTCATTGATATATAACGTCACTGAATGGCAACGCATGCCGAAAAAATGCCGCTATATGTCCCGCCAAGCCAATCTTCATACAATCTAAAAAAGTGCATAAAACAATTTTTTAAGAAGTCGAAAACAAAAGGGAAGGTGAAATTATGTTTTGCACGAATTGTGGCACGGAATTCGAGGGGAATTTCTGCCCGAACTGCGGAACAAAGGCTGGTGAACAACCACCTGCACAAACAGTTGCCCCGAAGGAAACGCACGAGTATTACGACAAAGAAGGCGATCTAATCGACCTCGCCACGATCTACGGCGTATACAAGGACAGAACCAACATGGCCGCATTCTTCCGTAAATGCACCGATTACGATTCTGTCACTATCGGCAAAGCGTTAGACTATATCGAGGATAACGTAAAGCCTACAGAGTACGGGATGCTGGACACAATCCGCATGAAGCGTCAGATTGAAGCACCGATTGAGAAGATCATAAAAGTGCAAGCAGTGAACGACCCGTCGGTTAAATTGCAAAAGGCGCAGCTTTCCGAACTGAAAAAGGCGAACAAACTACAGCAAAAAGAAATGAACGCACAAGCGCGTTGTCCGCGTTGCGGCTCCACTTCCCTTTCTGCGCATAAGAAGGGATTCGGCATCGGCAAGGCCGTGGTAGGCGCAGCCGTGACCGCGCCGCTGGGGCTGGGATTGATCGGTGCCGTAGCCGGAAACAAGGGCGCGAAAAAAGTCCGCGTCACTTGTTTGAAATGCGGAAAACAATTTTGGGCATAAAAAACGCCCACCGGCGGCAACCGGTGGACGTTATACGGGGGTAGAAATCTTGTGCAACGGAATTCTACCCTCTTATTATATCGAAAATAGGAGGAAAATGCAATGCCACGTCGAAAAAAAGACCCTCGCGGCTTTGTCCGTGAGACCGGAACGTATATGGGAAAGCATTACGACCTGAGAGCAAAAACCGAAAAGGAACTCAACGAGAAAATCAGGGCAAAACGCGCAGAGATCGAATCCGGAAGTAAACTCATTGAAGCCGGTGTTACCGTAAAGGAATGGGGGAAACGCTGGGTAGAAACCTACAAGTCCGGCGTGAAGGAATCCACGCGCAGGCTGATTGAGGGACGGCTTGTGAACTACGTCTATCCCTACATTGGGGATATCCCCGTTAGCAAAGTGCGGCCGCTGAACTGTCAGGAAGCGCTTAACTCTGCGGAAGGACGTGCGCCGGACACCGTAAAGAAGGTGCAGCAGGCAATCGAGCAGATGTTCCGCGCAGCCAAGCAGAACGGCTTGTGCGTCAATAATCCTGCGGAAGATTTGAAAATGCCCCGTACTGGCAAGCAGACGAGCCACAGGAGCATTACAGACCGCGAACGTGTTATTTTACTGGAAACTGCAAAGACGCATACTGCGGGGCCGTGGGTGCTTACTCTGCTGTATAGTGGCTTGCGTCCGGCGGAAAGCCTTGTGCTGACATACGCCGATATTACAGGCGGTATGATGACTGTTGACAAGGCATACGACCGGGATACCCGCGCCGAGAAATACCCCAAGTCAGACGCAGGCGTTCGCAAAATCCCGATCATCCCCCAGCTTGCCGCAGTCCTGCCGAAAGCCGGTTCGTTCGGTGAATTGGTTTTTCCGCGTAACGGGCACTTGTACGATGATAAGTCCATGCGTGCCATGTGGCAGGGTTTCCGCGCCGCTATGGATGATACCGAACGTGAGTTGATCGCGGCGGGAAAAATCTCACCCATTGCCGAGCAGATGCCGCCTATCGTTCCCTACGATCTGCGCCACACGTTCTGCACGGATTTAGAGCGTGCGGGCGTACCGCTCAACGTCGCAAGTAAACTCATGGGACACGCATCTATAGAGATCACCGCCAAGATTTACACTCACACCGGCGAGGATATGATCGAGCGTGCAGGTGAGCAATTAGCCGCCTTGTTCAGTCCCACATTTAGTCCCATCAGCGAAGTGCAAAAAACGCCTATGGCTGACATTATGCGAGAACTGCAAGAACTTCGTGCAGCAGTGCTCAAAGCCGTATAAAATAACAAAAAAGCCTTGTTTCAATGGATTTACCAAAGAAACAAGGCTTTTTAATATGGAGCTGCTAACCAGATTTGAACTGGTGACCTCATCCTTACCAAGGATGAGGTGAAATTTCGAAACCCCACAGTATGTCTGAACTTTTGACACTTCAAAAATTTTAGTCCCATGTTTAGTCCCACTTGACCTATACATTGTACCACAGATAGCGCGGGACTTCAACACCGCAATGAAGGGAGGGCATTTGCCCTCCTTTCATTCAATGCTTCACAACATAGAGATAGTATGCCGTCTCCTTATTTTTTACTGCGTCCTTGTCTTCGAGCCAGAACGCACAAGCAGCGTCAACATAGTAATCAATGTTGCGGATGCCGTGTTTCTCGTTGATCTTGCCAAAGTCGGAGTATACAGCGTTCATTGCCACCCAGAATTCTACCGGGTCGTAATTCAAGTTGTGCTGCTGCATTACCTGCTTGCACTGTTCAAACGTCCAGTGCGGGCCGGTCGTGCCATCAGCGTTCTGCATGTTGTGCAGCCATTCGTCCGCCATGTCCTTAGTCATACGTCCGGTGTGCGTGCTGGACGCATAGCCCATAGTGCGCTCAGAACCGTGCGTCTTGTCACCTACATAAGAAGTATCCCCCATGTAAGCATCATCGTCACGAAAGCCAATAGGGCGCATCTCGTCCTCGTAATCGGGGTACTCGTCATACTCCGGATATTCCATGCTGCTTTTCGGCGCAAAGCGTCCGTCAGAATAACGGCGATAATTCCGCATCTCCGGTTCGCCGCCGTGAATACGCTCATCATAGTAACCGTAAGGCTCAATATGATTGTACCGATACCGCACGCCGTAATGCTGGCGATCTTCGGGGTACGTCTTTCGGATTCTCCATTCCTCCGGCGAAGCATTCTCTCGGCGGGTGTGCTGCATCAACAGCATTCGGGTTCCTCGTTTCATGATGATACCCCCTTACACCGTCGGCGCTGTGCCGTTAATAGACCGCAGCGCGTCAGAATGAGAGCAGCAGGAATTACCGAGCATTCGGAAACTGCCGCCGCTGGACGAAGTGACAACGCGACACAGGTATTTGTGACGGGTGTCCAGATTAAACACTGTCGCCTGTGCGCCGTTGCATTTCAGCAGCGGATAGTTTACCGTTCCGTCGCCGATTGTGATTACTACCGGTGCGCCGATAATCGTTGTACTCGGAATGTTCTGAGCGATTACGATTCCGTATACGCAGCCGTTCTGGTAGTCCCCCGCCGGAATATTTACCGTCAATACTCCGCTTGCGTAGGTCACGCTCTGTGAGATACGCAGGTTCGGGCAAAGTTTCTGTACAGGCTTGCAAGCCATAATCAAAACCTCCTATCAAAGCCGGGGGAATGTCCCCCGGCTGAACGTATCTCTCACATGCCGCAGCAGGTGTTGCAGCCGCAGCCGGAAAACTGGTAAGGTGCCGGAACCGGGAACGCCGGTACCGGAGCCGGGCGGAGTGTCTGAACCAGATAGTTGTTCTGCGCCTCCTGAGATGCGGCAAACTTCAAGGTCTGGTTCTCGTTCTGGAGCGCCGCGATCTTTTCCGCCTGACGGGTGTTTTCCATCTGGTCAAGGCGTGCAATGATGCGGTCGGTGTCGTTGTGTGCAGTCTGGATAATGTCACGCGCATTGGTAGCCGCGTTGTAGTTGGTCTCGCAGAAACCGCGCTCGATCTGACGCTGCGTGTCGCAGCAGCAGGAAGCCATCTGCGTACCCAGTGCGGTAAGGCCAGCAGTTACGCCGTTAAAGCCAGTGTTCATGTTCTGGTTTACGCCGTTGATAAGCTGTGCGTTCTGGTAGCCGAGCTGACAAATTGCGTTGTCTACACCGTGGAAGCCGTTAGAAACCGCGCTGCCGAGCGTGTTGAAGCCGGTAAGCATACCGTTATTCACGGCGTAAAAGCCGTCACAAAGGCCGTTCTGAATGCCGAGAACCGAACGCGACAGGTCGTTGAAGTTGAACTCGCTGCACAGGTCAGAACGAGTTACTGCGCCCTGATAGCCTGCGCCGCTTGCTCCGCCGTTGTTGCCCCAGCCCCAGCCGTTGCCGCCGAAGATCAGCGCGATAATCAGAAACGCAAAAATCCAAGAGCCATCGCCACCCCACATACCGTTGCCGGAGTTGTTGTTGTCCTGACCCAGTGCATAGCCCAGAGCCATCGAATCGTCACTCATAGTGTAATTCTCCTTTTCAGTTATATTTGATCGGAACCGTACGCTTTCCGAACATGACAAATTCACGTCGGATTTTCGTCAAGATTCCGTCAAAACTGAAAATGGATATTTACTTGATGTTCATGCCGAACTGCTGTGCGAACTGATCGAGGTCGATTCCTCGTTCCTTTGCAATGTTCATTGCCATCTGCCGCAGTGCGTCCGGGCTTTTACCCTGCATAGATTTCATTAGGGTGCTCACCATAGGATTATTGCCGGTCATTTGGTTCAGCATCATCATAGGATTTCCGCCGTTCCTCATAAGCTGCAACACCTGCATCATCGGATTATTTACCATCGTTTGCACCTCCCAGTTGTTCACATAACTTGTTAAACCTTCGGATAAGCTCGTTGAATTCCGTTCTCGGAACATATTCCGACAAATCTATTTCCGAAGGTTTATTCGTTTCCGGCTCCTGTGCTCTGCGATACATCACAAAGTCAGCGCAGCCGGTTTGCAAATTAAGCTGTTTGGTGTAAATTGCGCCGTGTGCCGTGTCCGGCATGATAGTAAGCGCACCGGAAAAGTCCGTCTGTACCGCGCGTGCTTCCTCCACGCTTGCCACAGGTCGAACAATATGCTGTGGAGATTGCACCTGCTGTTGCATTGGTGTCTGCATTGGCTGTTGCGGGTACTGCTGTTGATACTGCGGCGTGTAGCCAGTGTAACCATAAGGATATGCCATTAGCCCAGCACCTCCGTAACGTGTTCGCTGATGGATTTACTTACCGCCTCTTTGTAGGATATATACTCCTCCAAACAATCTGTGTTGCCTGCGTTGCGGTAAACTGCTACAATGCGACGAGCGCACTCAGGGTCATACCCCATGCGTTCAAGTCTCTGTTCGTAACTCATGCGATCACTCCTTATACTTTCAGTATAAGGTCTGCCGGGCGTGAAAACCTGTCACAAATCTGTCAACTTGCTGTCACAGAACGCGCAACATTTTGCATTTAATGCTGTTCAACCGACGATGCACCGTGCTTTCGCTCATGTGCAGCGTCATGCAAATTTGAGTAATAGAACGCGCCGATGTTCGCAGATCAAACACGGCGCGTTCTTCTGGTGTAAAATTGCACTCACGCCGGAAGTATTCCACCTCCGGCCTTGTAAATTCCGTTAATTTCATGCGGTATCCCCTCGTTATAGTGTCACCGCATCTCTTTCCCCTTGTATAAAAAAATCGGGTGCGACACACTTTCGCGCTTCGCACCCTATAAAAACACACCGTCCCGCGTCCTCTACGTCAATACCCAATGTAGCTTCATAAGGCTTCGGGGAGCGCAGGAACAATGCGTTTTTTCAATCCTGATAGTATTATACCATCTTTTATGTCCGTCCGCAACTTAGCCGTAAAGGTGTGCGCGGTCGTTGATAACCAGCAGGCGCAGCAGGTCGGTCGTCAGAGCGAGCTTGCCTTGATCGTCACCCTGCAGAAAGCCCTTGTTCACGAGTTTCTGTACGGTTGCCTTGCCCCACGCGGGGACTGCGTCTACCGTGTCGTAAACCTTCTTTGCCTTTTCGGCGTTGGCAATCTCCTGCTTTGCAATGTTTCTGGTCTGTGCTTCCGTCATATCTTCAACCTCTTTCTCTGTCAGCATATCCTTGAATTTCTGCCACAACTGCGGATTGCGTACCCACGGTTCCGGGCAATCCTTGTGTGTCACATCGTAGTGACGGCACACGCGTGATACCGGAATGTGGTACTTCTCCATAAGCTCGCGGGTCAGCTTTGCAGCGTTTTTTACCGTCGCTTCGGGGATAACATACACGCCATTGCGAATGATGCTGCACATCTCAATGCCAATGCTGTTTGCGTTCCGGCAATCGTTGTAGTAGCTGCCGCCGCGCTCTCTGCCGCAATGCCATGCCGTGTCGCTGTCCTTTACGCTTTGCACGATTCTTTCCGTGTCCACGAAATAATGTGCGCTTGCGTTCAAACCGCCCTCACGCGCGAAATAATCCGCGTTGTTCTGTGCCGTATCGCCGTTGCCGGATGTAAAGTGCAGGCAAATCCAGTTGATTGCAAACTCTCTGCCCTTATGGTAATTTCGTTCGTTGCACTGTTTGAATGGAATGCTCATTTGAAATTTCCTTTCGTTTACTTGAAAATTTCTTTCAAGTAGTTACTTCTTCGGCTCAGTGTATTTCAGTGCCTGTTCACTGTCACCAGCACCAGCAGTCGTCGGGTCAATAAATACCGACAGCACCGCAAGGCACATCGTGCAAAGCTGTACCGGATTGCCCAGTACAGACTTGATACCATCAAGCACCGCGCCCCAACTCGTAAAAGTCGTGGGGTCTACGCCAATCGCTGTAATAGCGACGCTGGCAATACCAACCCAAAACCACGGATTCTTCATGCGTACAGGGATATTTACCTTCATACTATCACCTCGTAATACGGTCTATTGCAATTCCTTCTAAGAACTGCTCGTATTCCTTCGTTGTCTTTTCAATGGCCGCAAGTCCATGCTCTACCTCGCCGTTGCAATGACCGCGTTTTAATGCCATTGCTACGCCAACGGTAAGCTGACAGTTTGCGTTAATCATTGCAAGCTGCAAGCGTCCCTCTTTAGCTCGTTGTTCCGCTCTCCGGTTTACCCGCTCCGCTTCTTCCTTTGCTCTCTTATCACGCTTGCCGGACTGCGCCGCCATAGCAGCGCAGATGATTCCGGCAGCACCCGTGATAATGGTGCAGATAACCTCCGTCGGCATAATTAAATACCCACAATAGCAGAGGTGTTATATTCGCACATAGTTTGTTCCTTTCCGGGCATTCGCCCTATCAAAGTGTACATTTTTCTTTTATTTTGAGCACTTTACCGCAATTCTGAGCATTTAGTCGAAGATATCGTGCAAACGATCTTCAACCCATACCGCAACCGTGGACAGTGCCGCCCACGCAATGGTAAACTGCGGGCACACCTGCCCCATAATATTGCCGGGTACGCCGGAGTAGTCCCAAATATCCAGACCGAGCCAGACATTGAGCACCATACCTGCCAGCAGCTCCAGCACGGTGCAGATCACAGCACCCTGTGCCATCTGCAAGATGATCGGCGGTCGCTGCTGGATCTCATTCAGCAGGCCAACTGCCACAAAGCACACGCCACCGAGAACGCCCATCGACCAGTGCGTGTAGCCGCGCCACATGACCTCAATCGACATGTACAGCCATCCGCCAATTACCGCGAACAGCAGGTGCTCAAGCACAGACTTAGGCGTAATTCCACGCAACACTCAAGACCTCCTCTGCCGTCGCAGCATTGCGTAGATCGACTTCCGCCGCCTGCTGGATGCTCACGCGTGGCTCAACGTAGGCTGCAATCGCCAGTGCCAGCGCACACAGATCGGCATACTGCCAGACCGTACACTCATCGCCGGTCGAGTTCCAACGCAGCTCACGTTCCACGCCCGAAGACTGCGCAACCTGCTGCACCGCCAACGCCGATGTAAGCTGTGCCTGCTTTTCCGACGTTACAGCATACTTCTTACCATCCGTCCATGTCAGTGGATTTTCGGACAGCCATGCAG